CTCATGAAAGGCCTCTCCCGAGAATAATGGTCGCGTCCGAAGTCTTCCACAGCCCGCAGTTCGCCCAGCTTTCCGAGCAGCAGCGCGCGTTCGTGAAAGCGATGTGCGAGAACGGGTGGGACAAGATTTCCGCAGCCCACACGGCCTGGGCCTGTAAGGACGACAAAAGCGCCGCGGCAATGGCCGATCGCGCGTTGCGCAACCCGCGAATTTCTCAGATCATCGCACTGATTGATCCAGCCAAGAGCCGCATGACGAAAGACGAGGCTTTGCAGCTCGCCGCGTAGCACGCGCGGACGGCAGATAAAGCGGCCGACGCAATCAAGTGCTTGCAACTGATCGGCGAGTGGGAAGGGTGGGCCGCAGACCCGCCCCCGCCCCCGAACAGCGAAAAGAGTCTGTACGACCAGGCCGACGAGATCGAGCGACAGGCGAAGAAATGACGACGGCGATTGTCAGTAGCACGTATCACGAAGCTGACATTTACGGCCAGAAGTTCATGGTCGCCGACGAGCCGGCGGACGTTTACGAATGGATCGCCGCTGGGAAGTGGGAAGCGCCCACCTTTGCGATCCTGCAAGAGTACCTGACGCCCAGGACATCATTCGTCGACGCCGGCGCCTGGATTGGCCTCATGAGCCTGTACGGCTCGCGGCTATGCAAGCAAGTTTACGCCATCGAGCCGGACCCCGTCGCCTTTCAGATTCTCGTCAATAACCTCCACGCGAACAACGTCACGAACGTGAGGGCGTTTGAGCTTGCGCTGATGCGGCACTCCGGGACGACATCGCTCGGCGGCGGAATGCTCGGGTGTTCCTGCACGCGGCGCACTTGCCGGGAGACCAGCATCTCGGTTCCGAGCATGGGCCTGCGGGAATTCTGTTTGGGCATCCCCGACCCTCTCTTTATCAAGATGGATGTTGAGGGCGCGGAAGCCGACATTCTACGCGATGTAGATTTTTTCCGCGAGCGCAAGCCGACGATCTTCGTCAGCGCGCACCCCGGATGGTGGGGCGAAGGCGGATCCAGCGGGGCAGCGGAATACGCCGTCCTGAATGAGGTCGCCAGGCTGTACAAGCACAAATCGACTTTTCCGCAAACGGCGTCGGAGTACACCGACATGCTGTTATCAGATGCGGGGTAGTGATTGCCGCGCTCAAAGATCACAAAGGCTAAGGTCTGCTCCGACTGCGGTGTCAAGCTAACACGGGGCGTTATCTTCGATTGGATTCACCGGCACCCTTGGTGTGCGAAATGCTTTCGTAAGTTGCTGGCCGACCAAAGGGCGGCGGCACCCGTTGAATAGCTCAAATCTGACCGAAAGCGCGAGCGGTGGTCTGACGAGGGCAGCATGGCTTTTCTATTCTCCCCAGAAACAGAAATTGACGACCCCGGTGAGTGCGCGCAGTCGTATCTCACTCCCATCCTTCTAGACGCCGAAAGCAGCGGATTGCTGCCAAAGGAAGTGAATGGCCTACAGCACCGAAGGAAAGACGCCCGAACAGATCGTAGCCGATCGCGAGCGCGCAAGAACTGATGCGTTTTTTCTGGCCGACATCCTTGGGTACGACTTTCAGGCAGACGTTCACACAGAGCTGTTCAGGCAGTTCGTCATTCCAAAGCCGGGAATGGCGCTTACTGACTTCAGCCCGACTAAGAACGAGCTGATCCTGTGGCCGCGGGGCCACTTCAAGACAAGCGCGACCGTCGTCGCTATCATACAGATCCTTTTGAACATGCCCGACGCGAGGATAATGCTCATGTCGGCGAATGTGAAACTAACGAAGAACTGGCTAGCGGAGATCAAGAGTCATTTTAACGGGCGGAACCCCCGTTCTGGGCTTCTGGTGCTGTTCGGCAACAAGTGGCGTGTCGAAAAAGGCAACGCGATGGCGTTTACGGTGCCCACGCGGCAACGTATGCACCTGAAAGACCCCACGGTCGTCGTTGCGACCCCGAAATCCATCGCCACGGGCTCTCACTGCGACTTTTTCTTCGCGGATGATCTCGTAAATACCGCGAATTACCGGAATATCGCTCTCCAAGACAAGCTCGAAGAGGACTTTTCGCATTTCATACCCCTGCTAGACCCCGGCGGCTACACCATCGTCACCGGGACGCGCTACAGCGGGTTCGATGTCTACGGCCGCATCATAAAGCGCGGCGGCGAGTGGCGGGTAAGCGTAAAAGAGTCGCGGGACGCTAATCGCCGGCTGCTATTCGAGCAGCGCACCCTGGCCGACGGCCGCAAGGTCGGTTTCACGAACGACCTACTCGATCAAATCGAGAAAGACGATCCGGTCACGTTCAACGCGCAGTACATGAACCGGATTTTCTCTGCCAACCGGCAGATGTTCCCCCAAGAACTGATTTTGTCGAGCGTTCGCAGCACGAAAGACCCGAAATTCCCCGCGAATTCGTTTTGCTACTTCGCTATCGACCTCGCGGAAGAGAAGAAATCGGATTCAGACCACAGCGTCATCGCCATCGCGCGCCGCGACTTCAACGGCGGCACGTGGATCGAGGATGTCATCGGGAGTACCTGGACGCCCTCCCAGCACGCGAACGTTCTCTTGAACCTCGTTGTGAAGTTCCGCCCGGCCGTTATTTTCATCGAGAAAGCGACCGGCGCCCTGACTTTCAAAGCTCTCGCGGAGACTTTGGCGCTAGAGCACGGCATCGACCTCCGTATCGAGATCATTCCGATGTCGAACGCGAAGGGCGCGAAGTACATCAAGGTCGGCGCCCTTGAGAACCAATTTCGAAACAAGCGGCTATTCCTGTGCTCAAGTATCAAGGACTGGGATCGCCTAGAGGAAGAGTTTACGCAGTTCCCCAAGGGCCGGCATGATGACCGTCCAGATTGCATCGCGACCCTTGTCAATCATTTGAATCAGGTAGCGCCGATTATCCCCACGTTGCGCATGGCCGTGCAAGGGGGATTCGCGGGCGTGCCAGGTGAAGAGGCAGAACAGAACGTAAGTGCTGGCGAGCGCATGCTCGGCGCCGGTTGGGTTTGCTAGGAGAGTCATGGGGTTCGAGAAGCTAAAACAGTCTATTGACGAGGGGCGCGCGCTAGAACCCATCCTAGCGAAAGACACCGCTTTCCCCGGGCAAAGCCTGGAAGACATCAACGCGATGAAAATCGTCGTCCAGTGCGCCGAAATCGGCGAGAAGTACCTCCAGTCCAAGACGCTCACAACGGAATGGAACACCGACGACGACCTGTACCGCGCCTACGTTACTCCCCGGAACTGGCCCAATAGCAACACCCCACGATCGAACATCTCGATGCCGCTCATCCTGGAGACCATTGAGACGATCATGCCGCAGACCCATCTCGCGTTCTTCAGCGACCCGCAGCCCTTCTTGCTCGACCCGAAAGGGAGAACATCCGCTGCTGCCGCGCGGGCCACTTCGAAGCTCGTCGCGTGGTCAATGGATGTTTCCGACTTCGAAGAAGAAATCCGGAAGATGGAAAAGTCCACGATGCAATACGGCCAGTGCATCGGTAAATGGGGCTGGAAAATAGCAAAGGTTCGTAAGAAGAAATACTCCCGCGCCGAAGACGGCCAGGTCGCCATGAAAGAAGACGATGCGGACATCGCGCACCCAACCTTCGAGGCGATCGATCTTCGGAATGTCATCGTGGACCCCGCGACTCGGTCACACGATATCCGGAAGTCTGGATGGCGCGTCCACCAGAAGTATATCGACGCCACGGGCCTCGACGACCTCCGAAACGACGGGACTTATAAAAATGTCCCGACACGCGACGAGCTGAACACCATCCTGGCCGAACAAGCAGAGGCCACGAGAGACAGCCTTATCGCTGGAAAAATCCAGACCTGGCGCGAGAATCAAGCAGAGCGACAGGGCGTATCTACCTCTCCCGATCCCCTGAAGCAGCCCCTTGAGATCCTCGAATACGAGGACAACGACCGCATCATCACAGTTCTTCAGCGCGCCATCGTCATTCGCAACGACGAGAACGAGGAGCACTGCTCACACTACGTCTCCGTGGCGTTTATCGACGTTCTTAACGCCTTCTACGGTTTCGGCGTCGCCAAACTTCTCGAGGGTGAACAGCGGCTTCAGGCCGGCGTTGCAAACCTCTACGTCGACTCACTGTCGCTGAAGCTCAACCCCACGTGGCAGCGCAAGGGCGGGATAGGCGCGAAGTCCCAAAACATTACTGTCGGCCCGGGCAAAGTTGTTAGCCAGGACGGCGAACTCATCCCTCTCCCGATGGAGAGCATATCCGCGGAAGCCATGAACGCCCTACAGGCGTCCGAAGCGAGGGCGGCCCGGCGCGTCGGGGCCAACTTCGGGCAGAACATGCCCACGCAGGCGATGCGTACAGCCGAGGGCGTGCAAGACTTCACGAGTGGCGTCCAAGTCCGCCTTCAGTATTTCGTCAACAACTTCGCGCGGATGGTCTACCTCCCCGTGGTCGAGGCGTTCATCGGCCTGTGCAAAGACAATCTCACGCCGGAGCAGTTGAACAGCATCCTGACCGATGAGGAGGGGAAGGCATACGAAGGCGATGTCCTAGAAGTCTACAACGGCAACTACTCCGTCGGTGTTCTCTCCAGCACGAAACTAGCCGGCCGGCGCGCCATGCAGGCCATGATCCCCCTCATGATGCAGATGCTGGGGCAGCCCGCGCTCGTTTCTCTCCTCAACGTCCAGGGCAAGAAATTCGACTTCGTGGAATTCTTCAATGAGGTGTTCGATATCTCAGGATGGCCCTCCACCGACCTCATCGTCGACATGACGCCCGAGGACATGCAGCGTATGCAGCAATCCAACCCCGCGGCTGTGAAAGCCCAAGCGGACCAGCAGAAGCAGACCGTGCAGCACCAGAACGATCTCGAAAAAATTCAGGCGAAGGGCGAGGCGTCTGCGGGCGTCCAGGTCATCCGGCACGTCCTCAGCGAATCCGCCGCCCCAGCAAAACCCTTAGCAACTTCAGCATAGGAACGAATGGACGAAAAACAGCTACAACGTGACGCGCTCAACCTTCAGGCCGTATTCAAAACCCGCGGCTGGGTGGTCGCGGAAGAACTCCTCGACGCCGCGCTCCTGAACATTCAGGACCGCGTATTCACAGAAAAGACATCGTCACTCGACGAAACATCCCTTCTCGCTGTACGCGCGCAGGGCGCTCGTGAACTCGTAGAAAGTTTCAAAGCGGCGCTGAGAGCAGCGTCGACAGTTGAGATGGCAGAACCAAATTCGCTCGGATTGGGCGATCAGGAGAGCAATGACTCAGCAACAGGCAGTTGACCCCAGCACCCTAAGTTTTGAAGAACTCCAGAAGTTAGCCAACGCCGAATTGGTTGGTGACAAGCCCGTGGTCCAGGACCCGCCCCCAGCGGCAGACCCGGACCCCGATCCAGACGCGCTGGACGAAGTCGTCTATCGCCGCGTCATCGACCTGGGCGACGGCTCCGGCACGCAAGTCTTCGAGGCCCCCACTGTTGAGGAACTCGTCGACAAACTCGCCGACGCGCAGACACACGCCACGCGCAAGATCCGCGAGTTGTCGGCCGCGCAGAAGCCGAAAGAAGTAGTCCCGGCCCTTGACGAGAACGAAGAGTTCGTTCTCAGTCAGCAGTTCCTACAATCGCCCACGAAGGCTTTCGCAGACCTGTTCAAGCGGACGACCGGGAAAGACATCGAGGGGTTCAAAACCACGCTCGGAAGAATGGAAGCCTTTGAGCGCGGGCAGAGTGAATTCGGCGTCGGCCAAGAGTTTCAGCGGTTGACCCCGGAGTACCACCCCTCCGAGAAGAACGGCAAAAAGATTGAGAAGTGGCTGAAGACCGAAGGTCTGGAAGTCACGATCGAGAACGTCCAAAAAGCTTTCGCGGATCTGACAGAGAGCGGATTGCTCGAATCAGCCCCGCAAAACCAAGACGCTGAACCCCCGAAGAGGGCCGAGGAAACCCCGCGGATTGCGGAGACCACGACACGAATCGTAGGACAGCGGCGTGCTGCAAGCGGCCTATCCAGTCAGGGCAGTAAGACTGTGACGCGCGCGCCTGAGCCAACGGAAGAAGAGTTGTACAAAATGCCGTTTGAAAAGCTCGCGGAACTCGCGAAC